TTACAAGTGCGTAAGTGTTTATGCAATGTTTTTTAAATGGGCAAAAGCTTTTTCGGTTAAGGTAAGCCAATCATATTGTTTATACATTTCATCTAGATTACTCAGGGCAGTTTCAACATACTGATCATATTTATAAACAACTTCTGTCATTAAATATTTTAAGTGGTCGACATCTGGATGAAACATTTTTCCTGGAAGCATTAATGGCCAAGGAGAATCTCCAAGTGTTGACTGTAGCTTTAGGGTTATAAATTCTTTATATGGTGCCCAAGCCTCTGTGCAAATTACTGGCATTCCCGTCGCCATTGCTTGAATAGGAATAAAACCAAAACCCTCTCCATAGGACGGGTAGATCAAACAGTGATGGGAATGCATAAGCATAACCAACTCTTCATCAGACATTTCTTTTGAGACAAACTTAATATTAGGATATTTAGAGAAATCAACTCTTTCGCCAAACATATCGTAAACCCTTATTGTACTTGTCTCATGACACTTTACAGTTAATTCGACATCAGGGTTATTTCCAAATGTTTCTATAAATGTCTTTACAGTTAAACTTCCACCTTTTCTCTCTGATGGTTCACCAATGTGTAAAAATCTAAACTTTGATCCAACAGTTCTTTTTGTAGAATTCTTCCATACGTCATGCAGTCCATGCTTATAAATCTTTACTGGTCTTGTTACACCCTGCTCTTTATATACCCAAGCATTGAAAGCGCATGTAGCCCATACTTCATCACACCGATTCATATTTTCTTTCCAGAAATGAGGCAAAAGGGTTGACTCCCAGGGTGTATATCCGATAGTATATTGAGTGGGCCTATTGTATTTGTATGCGATGGGTGATATGAAATTAAGCTGAAGGTCAGCTTTAGCGTTGTTTGGAGTGACCAAATGACCTAATTTCTGAAGGGAAGTGATTATGCCCATGCTGGCCTGGCCGTATCCAACGGCGGGATTATATCCAGATTCGGATGTAAAAAAACTTATATGCAAGGGGTACTACCTTTCGCTTCAGAATATTTTCAGTATATCACAAAGATTTTTTAAAAAAAAGTCTTGACAAGGTACAAGAAAGAGGTTATTATAATAATATGAGTAAAAACCTAAGTATTAGGTTACTTAGTTATTTATTAATATTTATATTAGGAATTAATATTACTCCTAGTATAGATTTTAGTAGATATACAAAAGAACCGTTAAAAAAGGTAAGTAACTTAGAAGATTTAAAGACTACTCGTGAATATCAGGAGTACCTTGAATCTTTAAAGAAAACCATGGAAATTGTGAAAGCTAGAACTAATAAGCTTGAGCAATTTAAAAAGGCTAAGAAGTTAACTGACGAAGACCTTGCTATTTTATTGTATTTAGTAGGCTTTGAAGGTAATGAGCTTAAAAAGGCCTGGGCTATCGCAAAAACGGAGTCCAATGGCCGCCCCGTGGCATATAATGGTAATACAAAGACTGGAGATAGTTCTTACGGGATTTTCCAAATCAATATGATTGGAAGCCTAGGGCCAGAGCGTCTTAAGAAGTTCGGGCTTGATAGCAATAAGGAGTTGCTAAATCCAGTTACCAATGCAGAAGTTGCATTTCATATGTCTAAGGGTGGAGAAGATTGGTCCTCATGGACTAATTCAATCCAGAAAGCCAAAACATGGGTACTTAACTTCCCTAAAGTGGATCTAACCCCTTATAAAATACCAGTCGAAGCTTGACATTCGGTAAAATCAAATGATACAGTTAATCTATGCAAATAGATAACACTGGGGTAATTGATATCAGAGTCGTAAGACAGTGGCTTGATACTCGCACAGACTTTTCACATAATGTTTCGTGCAGTGTCAAGCTACTTTCTGGTTTTGACGATAACGGTGTGTACCTGTTTTGCCTAGAATGTAATGATAGAGTGTATATAGGACTGGACACATATAAAACAATGGAACGAGAATTAAATGGCTGAAGAAAACGATAATATTTTACTTGGAATCTATATACAACTATCAAGAGTGTATGATATGCTTATGATTATAGCCGACGGTGTTGGTAAGGGCGAAGAAGCCTTAGAGATTAGAAATCTTCATGCAGAAGGTAAGATCCTTACACCACCGCCATCACTAGTGGAGGATGAAGATGCCTAAATATTTCGTAACATTGAATCTAGAAGTAGATATCAACAAAGTCGACAATATTGATTCCATCATCGATTCTTTCGATCTTCTCGGTTCTGCTGAAAACACAGAGGTGTTAGAGGTGTCAACTGAAAAGGCAGAAGAATACGAAGATGACTTCGAAGACGAAGAGTATTAAAAAATAATCCCCCAGGATTTTTCCTAGGGGATATTTTTTTAGAGCTTGTTAGCCCTTTAGAGCCTTGAATGTTTTTTGATCAACAATACCAGTCTCTGGAAGACCTTTGGCCTTCTGATAAGCCTTTACAGCTTTTTCTGTTGCAGGACCAAACTCGCCGTCAGCCTTAAGTTTTAGTGCAGTTTGAACAACTTTTACTTTTTGTCCTTTTGCACCAACTTTAAGATCAACGAACTGTGCTGGCACAGCAGGTGCTTTTGGTGCCGCTGGCGCAGCAGGTGCTGCTGGAGCGTCAGAAGATCCAACTTTAGATAGTAGTGGTAGGTTTTCTTCTCCAGCATAAACTGGACGTCCCCAACCAACTACAGCGTTAATTAGTTTCTTCTTATTATTCTTTACGTATGCACGAGTTTTCTCTACGCACATTCCGCCATTTCTTTGATCGCCCTTAGCAGTTCCTGAAGTGTTACCTTCGATAACTTGAATTGTTCCATCACCGTTATTCTTGATGCAAAGTCCAACGTGTGAAATTCTGTTGACTCCATCATCTGGGAAATCGAAATAAATCCAATCTCCTGGTGTAGGATCATCGTTACGAGCATCTGCCCAACGATTATTCTTCTTAAACCAATCTGAAGCTGCAATGGTTGCTGCAGTCTTTGGGTACTTCTTTGCGTCTAGGCCTGCAGTAAATGCACACCATGAAACGAAAGATTGGCACCAAGGCAAGAAGTTTGCACCAGTCCATTTACCATACTTGGTTTCGTTATCTTTAGGTCCCTCGATAGTTCCTACTTCTTTTTTAGCAACTTCAATGATTGCTTCTAGAGAGCCTTTTGCTGACACTACTACTTCACCGTCTTCTTAGCTGCAGTTTTCTTTGCTGCTGTCTTCTTTGCGGCTGAAGCAGTCGCTGCTGTTTCTAGCTTCTTTGTAGCTTCTTTAACTACAGATGTTGCTACACGTCCAAATGCTGGATCCTTCTTATTCGCCCAACGGATTAATGTTGGAACGGCGGAAGACCAAAGAGCATTTGCAACAAGTAGCCATTCAGATGAACCAAAATCAACTGGTGATCCGACATTTGCTGTTTGCATTACGATTACAATTGCACCGATTACTTGACCTGCAAGGTTACGGGCATATGAATCTAGCATTGCTTTATTGATTGACATATATGTTTTCTCCTTTAAAATATCCTCAGTGGATATACCTCTATTCTATCAGGAATAGAAAAATGAGCAGTTTACATGGCCATGCTCAGGGCCCTTATGCCCGCACTAAGCTATCCGCAAGAAAGGTAGAACGGAAAGTAACACGGCGGTGCACATATTAATTATAGCCTATTTGATCTTAATTTGTCTAGGCTTTTTCTCTTCTGGAATCTCTCTTTTTAGAACTACATTGAGGATTCCATCCTTATAGTCAGCAGAGTCTACTTCCCAATACTCCCAAAGAGTAATAGTTTTAGCAAACTTACGAGTTGCAATACCCTTATGTAGGTATTTTGGCTCTTCGTCCTGCTTAGCTTTTTCTCCTGAGATTGTTACAACATCATCTTCGATCTTGATAGCGATCTCGTCTTTTGCAAAACCAGCGGTAGCCAGTTCTAGCACACGAGTATCCTCATCAATTTCTCTGATATTAAATGGAGGGTATGAATCCTGCCATGATGTTGCCGTAGATGCCATAGTTTGATTCCATAGATGATCTACGAACTTGAATGGGTCATAAACGCTGACCGTTGAGTTGATATAATTTACCATTTTTGCTCCTTTATTAAGCGAGTTAGATTTAGCACTCCCCGAAGCAGAGTGCTAACTATATTATATCATCTGGGTAGAGATCTAGCCAGTCTGGTCCTTCTTCCCTATCACATTTACCATCATTCTTCATATGATTATATTATCATATATAGTGATCAGTGCGCCGAAAATATGACACCCAACCCCATATAGCGTATAATGGCCATATGGAAAATGAACTATACGACCAGCTATCCCCAGAAGAAAAAGCATTTCATGATGCCCTAGTGTCCGTAACGGACAAGTATGGCAAATTTGATGATAATGGTGGGGTATGGGTCGGATATGTATCTGCTGCAGAAAATAACGATAATCCACCTGGAATTAAGTGCGGTAACTGCGCTTTTTATGAAGGTAATGGAGTATGCCACATAGTGGCACGTTCAGTAGAAGAAGGCGGGCTATGCAGATTAGCAGCAATTCCAGATAGCCTCGCTACAACTAAATTCTGGAATGGAGCCTTTGTAAAATAATGTACACATATTACACTAAAATTGAAAATGTCGTCGATGGCGACACTGTAGATGTCTTTATCGACCTTGGATTTAAAGTATGGAGATCAGAGCGTATTCGCCTTGTAGGGGTAGATACAGCCGAAAAGAATACTCCCTATGGAAAGGCTACTAAGGCCTACCTTACCCAACTTTTGGCGGGGAAACTCGTAAAACTCGAAGTCTTCAAACCAGATAAGTACGGTAGATATCTAGGTAAGATCTATATCAATAGCGAAATATCAATCAATGACCAAATGGTATCTAAAGGTATGGCTAAGGGTTATATGGGAGATTCCAAAGTAGGACTTTGGACTGAAGCTGAATTAAATAGAACTACAATAGATATTACTCTGGAATAGAGTCATATTCGTCTAGAGCAAGAAGAAGTTCCCTTGCTATCCCGTCGAAATTTATTGATCCATTATTAAAATACTTACCTGACTGTATAAGCTTTTGTAGCGTATCAGCTAGATATTGCTGTTTTGTCATATCCCGTCCTCCTAATTTAATAGACGTAGATAATCAATTATAAGTTATATAGTCATTATTAGCAAAATACTCTATATGCCCTGTTTATTTATGATCTATACAAAATGTTAATAAATTTTTAATTTGTATGATGCAGCATTTGGCGATGTCCGATTTGTCCTAATAGCGAGCACATATTTGTGAGCAAGGTCACAAAGTTTTTTTTCAAAATGTCCGATTTATCCGTGTTGTCCCCTTGAAAATGTCAGTGGTGTATGTTAGGATACATAGTATAAAGAATAAGAGATAAAGGTTATCTCAAAGAAAGGAAAACAAAATGTTTTCACTAAATTATAAAGTAGGCGGTAGTTCAACTACCCTCCTAGTTCCATCTGAGGAATACGCAAATAGTTTCCTCGACCTAGTTGCTGAAAAGCAAGTAATAGATGAGGTAAATCTTACCTATCTACCAAACTACAAGCCTAGCAAGCGTGTAGTATTCGCTACTACTAGAAGTTGGGAGTAATTCAATGAATGAACAAATCCTACTAACTAAAATGGGTTTCTCTACTCATTCCGCTCTTTCATCCTCTATCGTATCTGATGAATGGGAGCGATTCGCTACCTGCTCAAAATGCGGTTTAGATATATCTGCCTTTTGGGTAGATGATGAAGACCGCCTTAGCGGTTGGTCATCCTGGAAAGCCACTAGTGGCTTATGCCAGGCGTGATATAAATCACATCCAGCTCTCGGCGTGTCGCCTTGATATTGTCGGGAGTATCTGATAGTATTTACATATACAAATAAATAAATAAGAACCTAAAGAAAGGGGACAAAATGTCCGCAAAT